TGGTACCGAGGGCCGGATATTCCAGGGCCTGGCACACTTTCTGTGATAACCGCTCATAACCGCTCATAGCCTTAATATACGGGGCGCCTGGGCTATTCTTGTCTGTCGCTTTTCTTGCATTACCTATCATGATCGCTTATGCTTTACGCCAGAATTTACGCCAGGTGAGGATGGGTGGTGGCAACATACAGAAAGCGAGGCGACAAATGGCGCGTTGAAGTTTGCGTCAATGGCATCAGAAGGTCGGCAACTAAAAATTCCAAAGCCGAGGCGCGTACCTGGGCTATCGATGCCGAGATAGAAATCGAGAAGGGACCGGCAAGGCCCAGGCATTTTTTTCAGGAAGCCCTGGATCGATACCTGGCAGAAGTTTCTGTTCACAAAAAAGGCTATAAATATGAGAGCGGCAGAATTAAATACTTTAATTCACTGCCGTTGTCACAGTTGCTCCTGGACAAAATAACCCCGGACGAAATTGGTATCTGGCGCGACGCCAGGTTACGCTCAGTTAGCGCCGCCACGGTGAACCGCGAACTTAACCTGCTATCATCCATCTTCACGCGATGCCGACGCGAGTGGAAATGGATCGACGTTAATCCTATTGCCGGGATCTGGCGGCCGAAGAATCCCCGGCCCAGGGATCAAAGAATTAATGACGAAGAAGTTAAGCGAGTCTGTGATGCGCTAGGGTATGAAGGTAGTATCACACTAAAGAAGCACCTTGTTGCCGCGCTCTTTGTCCTGGCGATTGAGACAGGGATGCGCCTGGGCGAGTTGTGCGCTTTGCGCCCTGGGCACATTAAATTAGCGGATCGATATGTTGTGGTGGTTGATTCAAAAAATGGCGATCGGCGGGATGTACCCTTGTCGTCCCGGGCGGTGATTATAGTTAACCAGGTTATTAGCGCCGGATTGACAGTCTCTGCCCACACAGCGGGCGCTATCTATAGAAAGCATCGGGCGCTTGCGGGCATGGATCACTTTCATTTTCACGACACCAGGCACGAAGCGCTCACTCGACTCGCCAGAAAACTTGACGTTCTTGATCTGGCTAGAATGGTGGGTCACAGGGATCCGAAGTCCCTGATGATCTACTACAACGCGACAGCCACCGAGATAGCCGGTCGCCTGGATTAGTGTCGGTTCTTCAGCACCCATTTTTTTACTTCGCCCGGGTCCCAACGACGATGCGACAACTTGTCTTCTGACGAGGGTATTTGGATTGCCCTGGGAAAATCTTCTTTAGAGATGATGTTACGACGGGCTGTCGGGGTTGAGATGGACAGATACGCTGAAATGTCCTTAATGCCCCACAACTTGTCTCTCTGACGAAGGCTGTCTTCAGCCAGGGATAGGATTTTTTGCATCAATAGTTCTTCGTTCATAACAATTCCTTTAGTTTCCCGGCGTCATAGACGCGGGGCAAATAATAATTGGTTAACTCATTCCATTTTACGATCAGACCGCTTTGTGACGACTCACTATCGCGCAATACTTTGCGTATCTTTTGATAATCAACAGGGTTATCGTCAAACATTTTCGTGCGATTTATTCGTTGTCTCGACTTATGTTTCATGGTCGGTCTTTGTGTTTTATATTTCCGTAGGTTCGATTACGCTCTTCGATGTAACCGATTAGCCGGGCTAAATAATAATGGTTCTTCTTCAGTGACTCGAGGCCACCCTTGCCTTGGTAGCGTAGTACATAGCGGATGCAATGACCGACATTGGTAGCCTCAATACCATCTCTGACATTCTTCACAACCGCTTCAATGACGTTGATTACTTCAACCCATGTGCCACATTTCGGGCACTTGTAGAGCTTGTAATGATCTGGATCATTGATTAAATCCTCTTTTTGTTCACTCATCCCAATTTACTCCGTCGTCTTCAAATAATGTTTCAATGATAAGAATGCCCAGTGCTATCACGATAAAAACCGGGGCCAAAAGCAGTGCTAATAACCAGGTTAAAATAGTCATTCGCTCTCCATGATTTTATGATGGTCGCCTACAATCGGCACGTCTTTGTTAGTCATCTTCATGAATAACATAAGCAAAGAGGTTGCCTGGTCACCGGCTCTGAATTTTGATTTTTCACTCGCTATTTGACTGATGCCGGCAGTTGACATCCCAGTCTTCTCCGCTAATTGAGTTTGTGTCATCCCCGCCGCTTGCAGATATTTGATCAGCACCGGCCAGTCCACTTGCTTGATCGGGTCATTCATGGTCAATAATTTCTTTAATAGTGCTATCTAGCCAGGCTTGTATGGGCACCTTGAGTTCCGACCAATATTCGATGTGGTCTGAGCCATGCGTGCATTTTCCCCGGTACGTTTTGAGCGGGTCATAATTCTCAATCTCTTGAAGCGCGGAAGACTGCATGAAAAACACATAGTCTTCAAAGTGTTTGCGGCCATCCTTCACATATTCATCATAAACGGAAGGTCCTGTCGTGTAGTCGTCAGGTGACTGCTTACAAAGCCGCACCACTTCTGGCACTGGCCGGTTGTACATGATAACCAATATCCATCCGCTAAAGGGCGGTGGAGTATCGGTCACTTTGTTCCATGTCATTTTGATCATCTATATAGTCTCCTTCGGTGAAATCAAATTTTAGTATCTTTGGGTATTGTCTACTTCGGTCAACAGTGATTGACGTTGGTATCTTTATGAAATCGCTGTGATCTAAAAACTGCCCCACAGTTCTGGGGAAATCATCCCGCGTAAGAACTTTGCCACGACGATCAAGCCACCACTTCATAGCCATCTCAAGCGCATACCCTTCGTGTTCAAAGCAGATCCACTCCGAAGCGATGCTATCCAAGCCATTCATATAGTTGACTCGCACCGAATCCGGCTTGCCCAGTTTTTCATGACGGTAATAGTAAACATCAGTGATTGGTGTGGTTTGAATAGGGCTTTTTTTCTTGGCGATGATTTCCAATTCTGAGGCACTGTCATTCAGTGAAAAAAACTCATAGCCGCAACTCCAACAGGTCCGAGCAGACGACGCACAAACCGCCGAACATTCCGGGCAGTCCTTGGATTCTGCTCTAATCCGGTCCGGGTCATCAGCGCTTAATTGTTGCGCGCGGGGTAGGCGCCCAGTGATTTGATTGACCGGCCCCATCACCAGGGTGTTGTCAGTGAAGTCCGCTATCAGTGCGGGCCTATCTTTTTTGTTCTCATGAGGTCGCATAACGCGCCCAACCATCTGGACCCAAAGCACTGGCGACCGGGTGTTTCGCAACATTCCAATGAAGTCAGTGCCGGGCGAGTCGAACCCGGTGGTCAGAACACCAACCGACACCAGGCACCGGAGAGAACCCGATCGGTGGCGTCTGATCATACGCTCTCTTTGTTCTTTTTTAGTCTCGCCGGTTATCAATTCGGCATCGATGCCCCGGGCAAGTAAACCGTTGGTGATATTGGTGCAATGATCAATCGTTACACCAAAGACGATCCAACTTTTGCGGTCAGCGCCCAGGCGGGCCATTTCTGCACAGGCCGCATCTGTGATCGATGAGCGATTAACCAGGGCGTCCAGGGCAGAGATGACAAAGTCGCCATGCGTTGTGCCGGTTCGCCGGACATTCTCAGCGTTAATGCTCAGTTGCGTTGCGGCCGGCTCAATGCCCGCCAGGTACCCGTCATCGATTAACTCACCCATCCCAACCTGGGCCGCGATGTCGGTGAAAATAGAGGTCTTAGTCTTATGTAACCAGATGCCTGAACCCCTAAAAGGCGTGGCTGTGAGGCCTACTACACGCATATTTGGGTTAACCCCTAGCAAGTGGTCGATGGTCTTGCGAATCATGCCGACGTTCTCATTATTGGTCAGGTGCGCTTCGTCGATAATCATCATATCAAACGCGCCAATGTTCTCTTTTCTGTTGTGAATAGTCCCAACCGTTCCAACAATAATCTGGCGACCATAAATAAAAGACCCGAGCGATGCACTCAGGATACCGGCGAGTGATCGATCCTTGATAATGTTTAGCAACTTCTCGTAATTCTGCTCACACAACTCTTTTGACGGGACCATCATCAAAACACGCTGATTGTCATAGCCCATTGCAATGCGGCAGATCTCCGCTTGCACTAGGCTTTTGCCGGACCCGGTGGGCATAGCGATGATGGGGTTCCCGGTTGGATTTTCGCTGAACCAATGCAACAGCATATCGATGGATCGCTGTTGATAATCGCGTAGTTTGTAAGCTATTTGCATATTATTCTCCCGTCAAACTTTTCTCGAAACATATCAATGGCCTTGTCCTCACCGATCAACTCTGAGCCACAGGCTTTAATTTCAGTCGAGCGGTAGGCGGGGAAGCCGGGCCCATTAGCAAAGGTCGCGCCGGTTTCTTTACGGTATTCAATGGTGTTCTTAGCCTGGTCTGCCGACTGTATTGTCGCGAAACTCAACAAGCTAGGTTTGTACAAATGCTTGTCACAAGTGGTGCCGAATTTACTACCCACAGCACAAGACCATCTTGCGTCACCGTCAAGTTCTGCGGTGGCATGGATACAAGTCCGGCAATTAACTTCAGGCAGATCAGTGCCGTGACAGATATTATTAAAGTCGCACCATTTGCATTGATACCAACCTGGATTGTCACTGATTTTCTCAGGTGGTGTATCGGATGTGATGATGGTCCGAGCCTTGTTGATCAGACGTTCGGCGATGTTCTGGTCATACTCAATAATCTCCTGGTAAAGGGTGTCATCATTCTTATTGACCACCAGGTAAAAGGCTTTCTTCATCCCGGTCCAGTGCATATAGAGATTGGTCTGGCCGTGATGCTGTGGTTTCGATTTCTCAACGCCGTTTTTAACCAGGTCCTTAAAGGCCCGGTCACCTGACGTCTTGAACTCAGCAACCATCCATTCATCAGGTGACTCGACAAAACCCTTGCCGGCCCCGTCCATTGCCCCGCCCATGTGGCCGCCGACATCCTTGAATCGGTATTGCTCGCCGGTGTTCGGATTAACGCTCACTATTTCTATGCCCGCCTGGCGAAGCCACTCGATAATCCTGGGCTCTTCATCATGGCCGCGCTGAAATAGCCGCAACATTCTGCCGCTGAAGGTGGACACCTGGCACCAGAAGAAGGTGTACCAGATGGCGCGGTCACAGTGGCCGCCTATAATAGAGGCGCCGAGGTGGGCGCGATGCCCACCGTCAGCGTTTCGCTCAACGCCCTCATCCACCAGGGCGACGGATGTTGGCTTTGAGGTCATTGACCCGTCATCCACACAGGTTGGTCGCTTTCTGCCTTTGCGACAGGTTGCTGTGGCGCCGGTGGTTGTGGCGCGGCAGAAGGTAAGGGCGCTGAAGCAACAACGCCGCCAACAGGCGAATACCCAGTGACCTCATTTTGCTCACCATCAATCACATTACTGCCTTCATAGGTGGTTTTCTGAATCACCACCTTAATGACCAGGGGCTTATGGGTTGGGATCATGCTCGTCAATATAGCTAAGTCATTGGTGGGTTTAACCTGAACACCTAAAGCCTGAAAGATAGCCCTGAGATTACGCTTGGCAATGTTGACAGCCGCCGGCGTCTTATTAATGATGTTGAGGTTAGGCCAGATTTTACGTCCTTTGCTATCGCCTTCAATAATTTGAATAGCAAGCGAGATTTTTTTGCCTCCGCTCTTGGTTGTCTCGACCGTGGCCGATTCGATTAAGGCCGTGTGATTACCGGCCGGGATTAAGCTACGCTTGGGCGCGTCGCCAAAGTCTTCTGTCATGTCAAAGCTAAATAGATCGTCGTTCATTTCTTAATCTCCTTAATTGAAGGTTGTGGGAAAAGTGCTTGTGCCAGGGAGTCCCAGTTAAGTGGGATCTCTGGCGGTAATCCTGGGATGCGCGATTTCGCGGTATACGCCGGGCTTGGGGCGGTGTGAATCACGCGCTCGTCGGTCGTCATGGCGCGAGTCCGTTTTTGGTTGAAGCCTTTGCCATCTTCCTGGGTGGTGATGACTTTTAAGTTCGCAAAGAAAATAGCATCGCTAAATTCCTCAACAAGACCGGCCGCTTTTTTGTGCAACTTCAAGCCATAACTGTCATACGGTGGGTGCATAGGCTCTTCGATCTTGATGATTTGCGAATGACAGATCATCATCACGATCATGTTCTTTTCATTTCGCAACGCTGTCAGGGCCATGAAGAATCGGCGCCATAAGCCTAGTGCTTCGGCGTAACCCCGCATATAGGGAATTTTGGTAATGTCATCGACTTTATTTTCCTGACAAATCTTGTTCCAGATTAGATTTTCAAGCCAATCTAAAGAGTCCACAACGACCGTTTGATAGTCATGAGGGTCCTTATAAAGAACCAGAATAGACTCTAAAACTTCGTCAAACGTGGTCGGCGTAAATGCCTGGGCGTTTAGTTCGCCCAGTCCGCCCTCGAGATCGATAAAGATGGGCTTTGGAGCCATCGATGCCAGGGTGCTTTTGCCGACACCGGGACCGCCGTGAATCACAATCCTGGGCGGCTGTTTTTTTGGAGTGCTAATTGATTTAAGTGATATGGCCATGATTATAATACCTTTACTGTAACGGCGACTTTTGCCGGGGTGGATGTTACGGCCTGGGCGATTCGTGACCAGGCGTCGGGCTCATTATTGATTAGATAATTGACTGCTTGGGTGATCAGCGATGGCTTGTAAGTCACCGGTTGCATATTTAGTGGAATCGAGCCCTTTATCTTGTCCCACTTTTTGGCGTCCAGACGATGGTTGACCTTGGCAGTCAGTGTTACTTTGAGGCTATCACCGACATTGATAGTAGAGGACCCGTTTTCTTTATCGAATCCGATCAGTTTAATCAACTCTTCTTCGGCCGCTACCCGGCGATTACGCGCCTCGACTTCGGCGTGCTTGGCGCTTCGTATCTGCTCAACCAGTGCCGTCGTCATGTTTTCTGCCCGGATTTCATCCATCGAGGTCGTCACAACCACCCCCTCTACCGCCGTGGCCATTTCCATTATTTCGTTCATTTCATTCCACTCCTATTGCTATCATTATTAGTACTAGATACCCGGCGGCCAGGGCAAAAAGAAACGCGATGCCCGCCAGGATGCTTTCAAATAAAGTTTCTTCTTTCATCCGCCAATGACGTATTCGCCACATTGATTACACTTGCCTTTTTCCGATCTGACTTTGGAGTCACAAGGCCGGCAAAAAGAGGTTTTGAATTTCTTGGGTTTAGGGGCGCCAACAGCCTTACGCAAGATCGCCAGGTGGTCACGAATGACACCGGCCATTGTTGTGCCCCGGTAAAGCGAGGCATCTTTAAGGGTGGCGTGGTCTGCATCCGACAAGTGGATGCAGAGGGTGCGATTTGCTTTATACTTGCTCATGCTGAATAACTCCTGTCACAATCTCTTAGCGGGCTGTAATGCTGACTCGACCAGGCTTGCATCAATCTGTGGATGATCACAAGATCTCTCATAGGCATCTCGGTAGAGTTCATCACGACATCACTTATGCCACTCATTCTCGAGGTGGCGTCGTCATATTTTAGGAATCGAGATTTGTAGCCCACGATAGTCTTAACAGAGGTTCTTATTCCTTTGTGCTGTATCTTGATCATTATCTCGCTCTCCTTTTTTCTTCAGGGCTCATTTCTTTAAACCTTTTGCACCACTCTCGGTTTAATTCCTCTTCTTCCAATGCTTCCGCTAATTCATTCAGGCTTTTAGCCATAGCTCTAAGGTGGGAAGAGTCCACTAATTCAGCGACCTCACTCATCCCCATCTCTTTATCAATCCATTCAGATCGGTACTGCGTCCGTTTCGCTATACTTACTAAGCGACTCTTTGCTTTGCTTGCTGTCATTAATGCCATGATTCTCTCCGGTTTAGTTAATTGCTTTACTCTGAACTCAAGGTAACTATAACTTTTGTTTTAACCAGGGTCAACAACTTTTGTTATTATTTTTGCGAAAAGAATAGTTATAAGCGCTTATTGCGGTACAGAGTGGTGTTGAACGGTGTTAGGGCGTGTTTAGATGAGTGCTGAATACCAGAAGACCCGGCCTAGCACATTTACTTCATTAATGTCGTCATAACTTTCGTCGGGCCAGGCTGATGAATTGAAAGATTTGAGGCGGATTCCGCCCCAGGGGAGGGTGTAGACTATTTTGACACGCAGGCATCCATGATGGCCAAGCGCGTATATGTCGCCGTCAATTAATGTGGTGTTACCGGTATCCACGCCAACGGTGGAACCGTCAGGCATGACGGGCTCCATAGAGTTGCCAGATACGGTGACACACGCGGCATTGTTGGCTTTGATCCCTAGTCTATCGAGCGTTCGCCTGGAGAATCGTAACTTACGGTCACCATTAAACTGAATTTTGCGCTCCCCGGACCCGGCGGCAAGTTCAACTTCACGGAAATAAGGTAGCTCCACTTCATCATCATCGATAGGGGTGGTTGAATCCCAGGGTGAAAGATTGCGAGTTTCCCCGCCATACAAGAGCCAATTCACATCAACCTTGAGGACCTTTGCGATCTCAACGACTTTTTTAGAGGACTGTGATTTTCCCGAGCAAAGTTTCTGAACAGCGGCCTGGGACACACCAACCCGCTTGGCTAGGTACGACTGGCTAATCCCGAGTTCGCTTAGTTGTTTAGTTACTCTTTCTCCGATGCTCATCTATAAAGTATAACGTATGGTTTTATCCAACATTAATAACTTTGGTTGTTGATCAGACTCACAACTTTTGTTATAGTTCATATTACATCAACACTAAACGGAAGAGATTATTATGGGTCGGGACAAATTATTAGAGGCAGTTGAATGGGCGGGCGGACAGTCAGCTTTGGCCAGGCTTATCGGCGTGCAACAGCCGCACGTCTGGAATTGGATTCATAGAGACAAAAAATTACCGTTAGAACGGGCCGTTGCGATTGAGCGAGTGACGGGCGGCTTGGTGACGGCGGCTTCATTGCGGCCTGACATTCATTGATTTTGATTGCTTACCCCATTAGCCCTGGTAATTGCCGGGGCATTTTTTTGACACGGAGGATCTATGGTGCATTTCCCGTGGGAAGTCAATCCAGATAATGCTACAGGTGGCGCGCTCGACTACGCCCACAAATACGCAAACCTGGGATGGCAAGTATTTCCCGTATACCAAATCGAAGAGGACGTTTGTAGCTGTCCTTTGGGCAAGAGTTGCAAAAGCCCTGGCAAACATCCACGCACGAAGACCGGCTTAAAAGAAGCGACTACCCATAAAGAGGCGATTGATGCCTGGTGGGAGAACTATCCTAACGCCAACATTGGTATTCGGACCGGGCCCGAGTCCGGGATCTTTGTCCTGGATGTTGACATCAACCATGACAAGGGCAAGTACGGTGACAATTCCCTGGATGAACTGCTCACCATGTTCAATGTGCCCGAGCCCGATACAGTAGAGGCTATTACCGGGGGTGGCGGTCGTCATCTTTTCTTTAAGTACCCGCCAGGTCAAGTGATCAAATCAGGCACCAACGTGATCGGTGATCATTTAGATATACGCGCTAATGGCGGCTATGTGGTAGCGGAACCATCCAATCATATCAGTGGTGGTAACTACACCTGGGAGGGCAGTTCAGACCCGTTGGCCGGGGCTACCGTGATCGATGCACCGGACTGGTTATTGCAGTCTATAGGCGCTATCCAGGAAGCCGCTCATGCGGTGGTTTACCGCGAGCCCGCAAGCCCGGGCCTGGGCACGCTGTTTCCTGAAGAACTGGAAGAAATTCTATCGGCCTTACGATTCATCGATAACGATGATCGAACCCGATGGGTGGAAGTGGGCATGGCTATTCATTCAATTGATGACGCGCAACCGGGTTTTGATTTGTGGACCCAATGGTCTGAGTCGAGCAAGAAATATGATGCCAAGGATCAATCGAGGGTGTGGTCCTCATTCGCCGGAAGGGTAGCAACCCGCCAGATCTGTCACGGAGGACCACAGGGGTCATTAAATAGACAATCAATCTTCTACTGGGCTCAAAATTCCGGGTGGATCAACCCTATGAGCGCGCCAACA